TCATCGTTTACACGTACAACAGTTTCAGTAGTTTCCATAATCATTTACCTCCCATCATTGCACCGATCAGAATCGCAATCACAGCGATTCCAGTAAGCAGTTTAACAACATCCCGAAACGCTTTTCCATTACTCAACCACATCTCTATTCTCCTCAATTAAACTCAGTCGATTGTCAAAATTAGAATTAATAAAATTTTCCAGATTCGTAATACGCTTTTGTAATTGGACGATTTCTTTTGCCATATCGCATACAGGGCAATCATACCCATGATGTTTTAATTCCGTAAATCTCCCTTTATTCTCGAATAGAGTTTTGCAATCCTTGCATGAAATAAGATTCATTCTGCTTTCTCCTCTGTTTCAGTATCGCAATATTTCACGTCGATTGCACTCAAATCTTTTTCCAGTTGCGTCAGTACGGAACCCTGTTCCTGGATCGCTTCCATTGCATCAGCCAGCTCACATGTTTTATCGAATGCTTCCAAAATTGCAGGTTTGAAACGGGCAATCGTATATTCTCTTACTTTATCGCGAATTTCTTTAATAAATTCTTTTCGTTCTTCGCTTGTCATTTTTCTATTTCCTTTGGAAAAGATTTACCTTCTTGCCCACATTTTGGACAACGACACATTTTCTTGCGGAATGACCATCCATCTTTTCGTGCCCATTTCATGCACATTTTTAAATTTATTGCAGCGTATTGATGCGGCGGATTCGTTGACCACGCATCATTTTTTTCTTTAGGGCAGCAATCGCAATAAAGATCAAGTGTATATCCTCCTACGATCATCGTTAAATCTCCAACATATCTAAACTTACTGATTTGTAACCGATTTTATTCTGAAGTAATTCTTCGTGTTTCACCATCTTTTTGAGCATCACTTTCATTTCGTAATACGAATATTTATCGGTATCCCTGTAATTGCGATAAAGAAAATCGTAAATCCTGTCAGCGGATACGTAGTTGTTTCCAAGTACGTTCAGAGCAGTCAGTATGTGAACTTTGAATCTGTTTTCCAACGCATCTTTGAGTTCGATGCGATAGCAGATATCCAGCATTTCACCATCATCCATCGTTTATTCCTTTCTGCAATATTTCCAGTTTTTCAATAGCATCAATCGGAAACCATAATTTATCGTTGTCAATTTCTTTTTCTGGCCAGATTTTAATGTAATCTTTTTGAATCGTTGCAACTGTACCAACAATATCAATTAAATGCGGATGTTTACCATCTACAGAAAAAGAAGTACAAACTCCAGTCAGTTTAATCAGATCGTCTTCATTAATTTCTATATTGAGAATTTTCATCGTTTATTCCTCGTTCAAAATAAGATCAACCGCCCAACAGCCGCGAATGTGCTGAACGGGTTCTTCTGGTGTTCTAAATCCGCTGCCCTTGCAATGGATGCAAGGAGAGCACTCTTTTTCACCTCGCATCTGTTCTATTGTCATGTATGGGTTTCTTCCTGTTTCGCCTGTCAATCCATCAAATCTCGCACACCAGCATCTTACCTTCCCTCGGCAATACGACAGAATCCATTCGTCATCGCATCCCGCCTCTTCCAACGCGTCAGCAAGGATTGGCATCGCGTAGAAGTCGCCGTTGCCGTACATGCCGTTTGCCAGGTCAATGACGGTCGAGGTACGCCAGGCGGTGGGGAAAGGGTATTTACCAAATCTTGATTCGAGCCTGAGCCCGCGCCCTTTGCATTTGTCGCATGATCTGGTCGGATGTTGCAATCCGCTTCCAAAGCAGGGTTCACAATCCACTTTTTCTATAAGCGGAGGCGGGAAGATTTCGCGGAGAATATCGCAACGTACAGCAAGATCGCATCCAAATTGACTCCATGTATGACAATGATTAATCCATACATCAAAAGAAGAATCAATCTGTTCTGAAGTATTATTTGCAGCCCACCCCATATAAGCGGCTTCCCCCAATCTGTCAAATAATTGATCTTCAGTAAATTCCTTCATCCCCTCATCCGTGATACGTATACATTCATCGACGAATATTTTCTTTTTGCGTGTGCTGATTTTTTTAACTGCTTTGATCATCTCAACGGGATTATCGCACGTTTGCCAGTTAAATTCGATTGGAGTCATTGTTCACTTCCTTTCCATTCTTTTTTCCACAAAGGAAATGAAATTTGAAAATACAAAAAACTCAAAAACAGATAGCGGGAACCTGTCTTTGTGTTCCATAACAAACGATAATCAAATTTCCATTTATTTCTGAATGCGATACCTAATAATCGCGTCAGCATCAATCGACGTGGTTTTGGTGGAAAACTCATCATTTTGAGTTGTCTGCGAATTTCTTTCAATCGCTTAGTAAAATCTTTGTCGATTGTCACAACTTCAATTTCGCTCATTTTGATTCCCCTTCTTCGGCAATTCGATCCGCTTCGATTTCCTCAGCGTAAATCAGTTTCCGTGCTTCCTCCAGCACATTGAGTAGATTTGATCGACTCGCGGCGTATCCACTTCCACCACATCCCGCTTCATAAGCCCAACTTGCGGCTTCATACAGTTTTTCACATTCTTTTTTCCAATCAATTTCACTCATTTCATTCCCTTTTTATTGTTTAGTTCTCGTGCCTCTTCGATGTAATCTCCCATACCGTGTCGAGTAGTTGTTGCCCATTGACGTACAATTGCAAATTGACCGACACGCTCATCCCAAATTACCCATTTTGGATTTCTCATTCGTTTTGCCAGTGCTGCAATTCGATATCGCTGACGAGAAACTGTTATACTGATCATATCACCATCTCCCTTGTACTTTTGATCATATCGTAAATATGCACGTTAGGGGCAATTTCTCCAGTTTTACTCTTCCATTCCTTATCGCCGAATCGCACTAACGTCTCTTCCCTTTTCAATCGCATCACGTCGCATATGCCTAAAGCGACGGAGAGCGATCTGGAAGCGTTATCATCCACAATCGCAATCAGAGTCACTATCGGATCTCTTCTCTTCGCTAATGCTCTCCAGATGCGTTTCCCGATGCTCTGATTGATAATCAACTCCCCGCATGTTTTCCCAGACAATCCGATTTTATCCGTCCACGTAGCAGTGTAATCCGCTGGATTCAAATCGAGAAACTCCGCTGATACAGTATCGCAGACGTTTACGAGTCCCGTCTTCGGCACAACATTGATTTCTTCCAAAGCGGGATCAAACAAACATATTAGTATACTTTGTTCATCGTAAATGATGTGCTCGCAGTCAACAGATTCACAGAGTAATATTTTCACGTTCCGCTTTTTCGTAGTGTCTCGGAAATAATATTTCTGGACTCCAAGCATTTTTCGATTACTTGCAAGCACGTTAAACGCTCCTGTACTCGCATCAACTTGATCTTTGAAAGTGCCTTGCGGGAAACTGATGTGCTCTTTGATGTAATCGTTAATACTCCAAGTCATATTTTCTGTTTCAACGATATAAACGTTTCCAGCGGCTAACATGGAAGACCAGCTATCCGCACGTTCCACTTTACTTCCTTCCGTAACGGACTTTTCCTTGACATTAAATCCAGCCATCATCCGCATTAATCCTTGAAATGCGTCCTTGTTCGTGCTGCCTCCTTCTTTTTCCACGAATATCTCAATTTTTTGTTTCGGTCCATATTTCGATCTGTCTTTCAAAGCGGTAGCGAAAATCATCTGATTGCGTTCGTACGGTTCCCATTGCCCTCTGACAACATCTTCCACGTAGTAATTTCCATCCTCAGACAGACTCATTAATACGCCAACTGTGAAACAGGCATCTTCGGAATTTGTGGAAGCTCTATCGTAAAACCGCACACGCCGAACAGCATGGTAAGGAGCGGATTTCACACGATTATTAAAATAAACGAGTTTGAACATACTCCCGCCAGGAGGAACCGGCTTCTGGCCAAACTGCCCTTGATACGCATAAATACTATTCGCTCTCTGTTCGTTCAGAACCGATCTTGGAAGGCGAATGGGATCAAGTAATCCATTTACGTAATATTTTTCCAGTTCTTCGGGATATGCTCGAAATTCGTCTGTCAATTCTGCTGGAAGGGATATCCGTTTGACTTTTCCAGTATCTGGATTTTTACATCGCTCCAGCCACAATCCAGTTGGATCTTCATAATGTAATCGCTGCATGATAAGTATTGTGACAGCGATATCTTTGTCGGTCCTGATTTTTCTACTGGAAAGCGTATGCGTCATGAATTCATCGGCAGTTTTTAATTCCGCCTGCGATCCCGCTTTTTTCGGATCAATCGGATCGTCGATGATTAAAAAATGAGCGTGTTTTCCAGTGGGAGATTTTCCAGCAACTGTACACGACTGCCTCTCTCCTCCAAGCGAATTTGTGATTTTGGAAACGTTGTCATGCGTGAGAATAATCTCTGGAAACATCGCTTGATATTTCTCAGATTTCAGTACGCCACGAGTTTTATCGGCAAGATCGAAAACGAGATTATCCGTGTGACTTCCGTAGATGTGTCGCGATTCCGGCATCCTCGTCCACGTCCACGGTAAAAACAGGATGGAAAGTAACGTGGATTTGGAAGTGCCCGGCGGGACATTGAAAATGAGATCGTGCTCTTTACTCTCATTTTTAAATACTCTTTCCGCTGTTTCCTGAATCGTGTCACATATTACGTCCATGTGCCAGTTCCAGATGAGCTTCCCCGCACCTGGAACTGTCTCCCAGAATTCTTTGACGAACACTTTGAAAGAAGCACGACAGGCAGTTTTCGTGAATTGGAAAAAATCGAATTTCAGCGGGATAGTATTTTTCATAATTTTGGAAGTATTATTTCGAGATCGGATAATCCTGTTTCGGGATGTCGCTATTTGAGCCAGTTATCGAGTCTTATTCCATCCGTAATTGGGCCGATTAATTTACCGTAAACTCGTAAAGGATAGCTGGTAAAAGACACTTGTTCCAATGGCGTTGACTGGCGGATTGCTTGCCAGTTCTCCAGCCAATTTTCCCACGAAATTGAAATCTGAGAAATGAAACCGCGAGTGTAGAACACTTGATTGGAACGCGATTTGTCCCATTCTTTCCAAGCGTGGTTCAGCTCAAATTGAAACCATTTATATCGCTTATCGACCTCACGTTCTTTCCGTTGAAGATGACGAAAACGTTCGTTTATTTCCGCTTTGCTCGGATTGGAACCACGCCACATCGCAACTTCTTTGCTAATACAACCATGTTTGTGGATCATTACGCCTGTATCCGATGCGGGAGAATGACAAGCCCAGCACGGTTTCCATTGTGAAATTTTCGCAAGTTCACATTGAATCCTGATAAACTCCGCTCTGTCTGATTCCCCGTTTTCCTCTAGCCAGTCTGCGAAAATCAATCGGGGAGCATCCTCATCTCGTTGCTCAATTACTGTTCGGAGCAATGCTTGATATTCGTCTGTTTGTGTAATATTCATAAAAATAAATTGAAATGTTAATGAATGTCAGAGTATCGCCAACTATCAAATTATTATACAATCATGGAGAAGTACCACCGTCGTAAATTGTTCCATCCGCATAAACAATACGCTGATTACGTAATTCTCTCTCACGATAAATTTTAAATCGAATGTGTTTCACTGTCGCAGACGGCCACGGTCGCTTACATACGATCCATTCCCCGTTATGCAATCGCTCATATCGCCATGCTGGATTTTTCATTGAATCGCTCCTGATAATTCCAGTGCGATGCTGAGGGCGGAGATTGCTCCCTGAAATGACCTGTAGGCACTCCAGGTGTAATTTCTGTCGTAAGTTTTCCTGCCCGTCCAGCCAACGCAGTCTTCCGAAAGATGCACAAATACCAGTGGTCCGATATTCGAAGATTCACCACCAAAGTTCGTGTGATTCCACATCCAGGCGTTTTCCCCAAAGACACGGCCAATGTACGGCCACTTGTTGTGATCGTGCATCCAGAGAAGCGTTCGGCACAGCGGAGTATCCTCCTCCCCACACTCAATCAACAGGTCGATCACTTCGTGTAATGTCTGGAAACCCTCTTCCAGTCGTTGCCAGAGGAACGGTCGAGCTTGCATTGCTGCAATCATATTTATTTCCTCTCTCGCATTAATTTCCGTTTATTTGTTTCACCGATCATAATTTTCCTGCAATGTTTGCACCAGCTCCCGTTTTTCGTGTCACCACCTAATCCATAAGATTTTATTGCCATAGACGAATCGAAAATAGGAACATCGTCCCGCACAGGAGCACACACGATATTTTTCAGGATCGCTTTTCTCCCCTTGCGGCGGAGATGAAATTCTCTGAATATTCCAGATTTTGATGTAGTGCGAATTTCCACAATAACGAAATTACTCATTCTGATTTTCTCCATAGTATTTTAGATTACTGTTTCTTCCAATATGTGAGGACGGCGGGTGATCTCGTGCAAGTCGATACCTGCTTTGAACAGATCCTCGCGAAAATTATTAAATTCCAATTGAGTCATGTGCTCTGTAATGAACATGTTCAAATTCTTAAACAGTCTGAAAACTGCTTGATTATTTTTCGGGTGTTGGGAGACAGGCCACGGACTAAAAGTGTATTCGTAAACTATCTCATTTTTCATTCTGATTTTCTCCATAGTATTCCAAAGTACGTCTACGCTGTTGCTCGGATCTCCATATGTGACCGTAGAAATAATCGTACGCATCTCCAGATTTCGAATTAATGAATTTTTCCCGTACTCGTATAAATTCCTCTGGAGTATGTTTGTATACCCGTCCTGAATACAGCATCCACGCAAAATAAAATTCTACACAATCGTCTAAATCTGGGATGTTGGCAGGAGTGTATTCGTTATTTTTCATAATTCACCTATCAACGTAAATTGAACTGTTATAGTACGAAACGAAATTTATACTGATACATTTGTTCGATATAAGCAATAATTTCAGGGGAATCCAGACTGATTAATATTTTCCCGTAAGAAAACGGATCGTCTGATAAACACTCCCGCATTGGAGTTTCCGAAATATTGAGATGAGTGAATCCTCTTAATTTCATGTCATCCACTACAGCGGGAAAATCGGATTCGTTCAGCAACGTGCGAGGTGGGTTTGAGAATGCCCGCAGTCCCAGCCAGTCCGCATAACTGATCGTTCGGGACGTGTTCCAAATCTTTTGTAAAATTTCAGCTACTGTCATACTTCATTTCCCATCTCAATAGTTCCATCTTCCCAAAGAATTCGATAATTATCAGCAGGAAATTCGACAATAATCAAACGGATTTTTTCCACAGGCAAGCCATTTAAATTAGATAAAAACCATTCACCATCATCAAAATATCTCGTTTGTAATACCCATTCCATAAATTATTCTCTCCCATCAATTTCCCTTTATACGTTCCCGTAGTACATTATGCACCGAAATATCGCCTCGTTCAAACAATAATTTCAGTAATTCCAGTCTGTCACGTATTACCTCAATGTTTTTTCCCGCACTGTCAGAGGAGAGCATTGCAGCATTTTGAAATAATTTTAAAATTTCTATCTTGCGTTCCTCTGGGAATTTTCCTACGATACTTAAATCGTATATTTCATGAAACGTTAACCGGACGCACGAACATGCTCGCACAACATCCCCGCTGCCCACCGCTTCTCTCAAAGACTGTAACTCAGCGTCCATTCTGTTTGTCTCAGTAATACACTTTTCATGTTCCGTCATACTTCATTTCCCATCTCAATAGTTCCATCTTCCCAGACAATACGATAGCGGGGCGAATTAAAAATAAATCTTTTTGCCTCTCCTAGTGTCTGATCAAATGCCTCCCACTCGTGAAATGCTGAAATACGCCATTCCCCTGTCACGAAGTGGTGACACTGTAATACCCATTCCATAAATTATTCTCTCCCATCAATTTCGATTTATACGTATTCGGAGCACTCCTCATTATCAGTATCGCGTGGATCAACTCCGATCAGACACTGAATTTTTCCAATTGAGATGGGAAGTGAAATCAAATAAGCGGAAATTGATACATCAATTTCGATTTATATGTTATATTAAATTTAACGTATCAAAATAAATTGAAGTGTTATACATAGACAAAAAAATTCCCCGCTGTCACTTAGCGGGGAATTCATATTAATTTTTATTTATTCGTCTACTTCATCGTCCGGCGGGTCATCCTGTGGAACGATATCGGGATTCGCGTCTTTGAGAGCTTGCATCCTGCCGTAGATCACTTCCAGCATTTCCTTTGGAAGTCCTAATGCATTCAGATCGAAAGAGAGATTAGCGTTGACTGTCTGAATCGGGGGAGCGTCTTTATCCTGTCCTAGATGAATCTTGTGTAACTCTCCATAACCTCTATCGCGTGCCTGTGTGCTCAAATAAAACTTGATTGCTGTCACATCCCCGTTATCAATCGCAGTATACAGGCGATGTTCCGCTACGTCTTTTTGCATTTCTTTTGCTACTTTAATCGCTCTACGTATCTTCTGTGAATTCTTAGCATAATTGTAAAGTGTCACATACGTAATTCCAAGCGATTCAGCGGCCATAGCGAGTTTACCGCGATTCAACTGGATTGCAGCGATTACGTCTTTCTCAGAGCATTTATATTGCTTGGCTAACGGCATATGGAATTTCTACTGGCAGAGACAAATAAAAAAATTAAACATTCATGTCAATTTACAACGAATTATTTTTCCATGCAATCAGAATTTTTTGAGATTATCCCGGAGTGAGATGATACATCAATATTCAATCATATGATATGAGTAAGAATGTGATAGTGAAAAGTGAGGAATTGGGCGAATTTTTCCAGATTTATTTTTCGATCAACTCCTGACAAACGTTTCAAAATCAACGTCCTCAAAAACAGTCGAGATGCGTACCGTATAACCATATTCCGTCAATTCCTGCAATATCTCTCCAAAATCGCTTGCGTCAATCCATTCGCCCGTAACATGACAAATAATATGCGGAGCAGCATGTAACACTCTGCAATATCCAAGCTTCTTTTGAATTCGAAAACGCATTACCACCGATTCCAAAACGACATCCGCCTGATAACGTTCTTCGCTACATCTTTTTTCTTCCCTGGCCACACGTTCGATAATTTCCTTATTTGTCATCATTTCCTCAATTTGAGATATGGGCGATTGTGTTTGAACATTACATCTTTTTCAGTTTTTCCAACAGTGCTGCCTTGTGGACTTCCAACCGCCGCACAATCTCCATTTCATAAGAGGCGGTTCGTGTGATCCCCATCTGATGCAATCCGTTGACTACCGCTTCAATCCCATCATCCCGGCTGATTTTGTGATCGGCAATCATTTCCACCGCATTAGCTATCATCGTCTCGATTTCGCGTTCCATCGTAATTAATTCCTTTTCTTTAAGAGAATTGGGCGACGGTTGAAATTATCGATTAAAATCCTTATACGCTTGTCGTACTGCCCGAAGCAGTGTGGGGTACATTATCCCGTTGTATTTCCACCCATC